GCGCCGAAGAGGTAAGTGCCGGCGACGGGCGCGACGAAGCGGTTGTTGCCGGCGTCGAAGGCGCCCTGATCGTTATAATCGGTGTTGTTGATGCCGATCTTCGTCCAGCTGTCGAGGCCGACATAGTTGTCGTAGTTGGTGTAGCCCTTGAAGCGCGGCAGCCGGGGCTGGTCGACGATGCCGGTGGCGTTATCGACGATCAGCCCGTCGAAGAAGCTGCTGCCATCGGCCGAGACGGCCAGCCGGAACCTGTCCGAACCGAACAGGCCCATCAGCGCCTTGGTGACATAGTTGGTCTGGAAGACATAACCGAGATCTCGGCCTGCTGCCTCTTTGTTCATAGTGTAGAACAGATCGCCGGTGCCACCTTCTGCGATGCTCTTGGCGGTCCAGAGCGCGGCATTGAGCTTGGCCGAGAATGGATTGGCGGCGTCGGCGTTGGTTCCGATGCCGAGCAGCGCCATGTTCTGCAGCTCGGCGGGCGTCGTGCCGATCCAGACGGAGCCGTCGTAGACCAACAGCAGCCCCTCGTCCTCGACCCATGACCGCCAACCCGCGCGTGGCGCAAGCCGCAGCCAGGCCCCGTCGGTCCAGAGCGCGACGTTCAGATCCCAACCCGCCCAAGCTCCGGTGGCGCCCGAAGCGACGATGTAGCGGTCGCCATCGGAGGGACTGCCAGGCGGTGCGGTCAGGTCGCGGTCGTGGACGGAAAGCTGCACGAGCCCGTCGAGGATCCGCAGCGCCTCGTTGTGGGTGACATGCTTCTGGGCCTGCGCGGCCATGATGAAGGGCAGCGCCAGATGCACTGTTGTGTCGGACATGGGTGTCTCCGATGATCAGAACCAGAGGGTAGTAGTGAGCGCAGCACCAGCGCCAAACGTCTGCCCGATCTGGGCAATGCGGACGTCAAGGGAGAAACCCAGTCCGAGCGGTGCGCCCCAGTCGGCGCTCTGGTCGGCTGCGCTGTAGACCACGCTGGTGGTGGCAGTGGTCAAGGACCGCTTGACGGTTGCGCCGTCGAGAATCTCGACCTGCCAGGATTCGCTGGCCTCGCTCATCGGGATTTCAACGGCATTCCAACTGTCTGCGGCGAGCGATCGATCCCGACGCACCCAGCGAATGGTGAGATCACCAGGCACGCGCGCCTTGCGCCATGGTTGTTCGACATGGACCGGCGCGAAGGGCCGGAGCCCAACACCCTCGGGCGTGAAGGTCTGTGCCACATAGGTCTCGTCGCTGACAGGTTTTGAGGCCGGGCCGATGCGCCAGTTCATCGCCATGCCGAGATCGGCCTCGGTGACCGGCAGGTCGGCGAGCATGCTGTCGAGCACCACCACGCGCGCACCCGCCGGCACCGGATCGGCCATCGCGCCTTCGGTGCCGCGCTGACCGCGCAACAGCCACGTCAGCCGGTAGCGGCCCGGCGCGATCAGTTCGGCCGATCCTGCTTGCAAGACCTCCCAGATACCTGGTGCGCTTTCCACTGCAAGCGCATTGGCGCCGCCGAGGAGCGCAATATCGGTGACGCTTTCGAGCGTGCCGGTGACGAGATCGACAATCATGACGTTGCCGTGGTCGAAGCGCGAGACCGGTCCGGACCACAGATCATTCGTCAACGTGCCGATGCGGGCACGGGTGCTGAAGTTGGTGACCAGCTCGAAGCCGTCATTGCCGGGGCTGCGGAACACCGCCAGTTGCCCCGGCCATGGCTGTGCCTGCGCGGCGATCAGCGGATGGTGCGGGATGTGCGCTTCCGTCAGTTGCGGCAGGTCGAGGAACACCACCTCCGGCGCGCCGAAGACGACAGTTTTGGAGAGTGTCGATGGTCGTGCCGCGCCAGGCGGAAGATCGTAATCCTGCCGATCCTGGCGAATCGCCTCGACGCTGCGTGCCTCAGCGTCGGCGACCGACACGAGACGGAAATCGATCTCGCGGCCATCATGGTCGAGCCTGATCACGTCGGCCGGATCAATTGCCAGCCGCGATGGCGGCAACCGGAAGACAGCGCTCTCACGCCCTGTCCAGGCTTCCATCAACACACGGCGGCAACGGCGTTCGGCCTCCTCTAGCGGCACCGCAAACGGGAAGGTCTCGGAGGAGACGCGGGACGCTTCAACGGTGATACGGCGGGCTTCGACGATCGCCGCATCGTAATCCTCGTCGGCCCGAGCCACCTGCCATTTGAGCGCCTGGGGCAGTTCGGTCTCCTGGCTGCGGGTCAGCTCCAGAACCTCGTTCTGATCGGCCGCCACCATGGCCTCAGTCGGAATGCTGGCGACGGCCGCCCGGCCGCGCATGACAAAGCGAATCCTGCCTTCACTTTCGACGGCATCGAAGCCGAAGTGACGGGCAAGGTTCGCGATCGACGCCCGCGGGCTTTCCAGTGCGCCGATGACATAGCCCTCGACGGCGCCCCAGAGCCCTGAGACATCGATCTGCTCATCTCGCATACCGGCGCGCCGACACAGATGCCGCACAAGGGCGGCGAGCGAGACCGCACCGAGACGGCCGGTCAGCCAGTGGCCGAGCCGCCAGTTCTCTCCGTCGGTCCAGACATCGGTCAGCTCGGGAAAGAACGGATAGGGTCGCGCATCCCAGGTCCAGGCAGCGCATTCGGGCACATGCACCATGCGGCTGCCTGAGATGGACGAGATTGGATTGTTGGCCGGATCGCTCCACCACAGATACGTTGCTTCCAGATAGGCGCGCTGGATGGCATCGTCGCGCCAGCCGCGCGAGAAGTGTGGCACCTCGCTTTCCGCCGACTTCGGATCGACGAAAACGTTGGGCTGGTTGGTACCGCGGTCGATGGCCGGGCAACCGAGCTCGGTGAAGCGGATCGGCTTGGATTGCGGCACCCACGCCGTCGGTGTCGGACTCTCCACGCCGCCAGGACGGTCGTAATGCCTGTTCGACCACCATGAGCGCAGGTCCTTGCTGCGGAACACCCACGGTTTGGCGGCGGCACCATCGGTGATCGCCGTGCGAATCTGGTTCGCCCGATCGACCTCCGAGGCGTAGTACCAGTCGAAACCTTCGCCGCCTCTGATGTTGGATTGCAGATAGGCGCGATCATGAATTGCAGGCCAGCCGGCCTGCGCATCGAAATGATCGACCCCGTCGCGCCAATCGGAGAGCGGCATGTAATTGTCGATGCCGATGAAGTCGATGTTGCTATCGGCCCACAGCGGATCGAGGTGGAAGAAGACGTCGCCCGGGCCATCCGCTGGCTGATGCCCGAAATACTCGCTCCAGTCGGCGGCATAGCTGATCCTCACACCAGGCCCGAGGATCGAGCGCACAGCCGCTGCCAGGTCGCGCAACGCCTGCACGGCGGGATAGCTGCCGGCGCCATCACGAATAGTGGTCAGCTCGCGCATCTCCGAGCCGATGATAAAGGCATCGACGCCGCCGGCCAGTTTGGCGAGCTGCGCGTAATGCAGCACCATGCGGCGCAGACCCCAATCGCTGGCGGGGCCGGTCCAGAGCACGGTCTCTCCAAAGGCCGCAAACTGTGCTGCGGTCGCTGCGCCGAAGAAGCTGGCAACCTGTGAGGCGGCGGCAGCGGCTTTATCGACGCTTCCCGCATAACCGGCTGCCGGCGAACAGGTGATGCGGCCACGCCATGGGAACGCCGGCTGACCGGCCTCGCTGGCGTTGTCGGAATACGGGTTCGGCAGGCTGTTGTGAGGCGGCACATCCATCAGGATGAAGGGATAAAGGGTAACCCGCAGGCCACGCGCCTTCATCTCGCGGATCGCCTGCACGACGGCAAAGTCGGCCGGTGTGCCGCCATAGACCGGGCGGTTCTCGGCGTCGCGGCTGACGAGATGGGCATTGGCGCGCGATACGCCGTTGACAGTCCAGGTCTTCGGGAAGGTCAGCTTCGACGCCAATTCCACGCCAGGCCTGATCTGGCAATGGCCGGCGCGCAGATCGTTGCCGAACCAGGCGACGACGAGACTGACGCTTTCAATTGCAGGCATCGTCGCCTGCAGATGATCGAGCGCCACCACCATGTCGGCGGTGTCGGACAGCGCGTTGAGATTGGCCGGGATCTGTGTCCAGGCGCTGCCATGGCGGATGCCTTGCGTCGCATAAGTGAATTCGCCCGAAGCCGGAATCATGGTGACGGCGCGAACCAGCCCTTCGGCGGTGTCGGCATCGGCGAGCGGCCGAAACACCTCGAAGGACAGCTGCGGCAGGCGGTTGCCGTAATTGGCGAGCGGCAATTCCTCGAACACAACGTAAGCCGTGCCACGATAGGACGGCGTATCGGCCGCGCCCATCCTGGCGGCAATGAAGGGGTCTGCGGTCTGGTTCTCGTCGCCGGGATACCAGCGCCAGGCAATGCCGGCGGTATCGAGCAGCTTGCCATCGGCCCAGATACGGCCGATCCCGGTGATCGGACCTTCGCAGAGCGCGACCGCAAAGCTCGCGTAATAGAGATATTCGGTGGTCTGCACCTTGGCGCCACCACCGCCCATCGAAAATCCCTTGCCGCCGCCTTGCGTGGTGGTTCTGCTCTCCTCACGAAAATCCGTGGCCCAGATGATGTTGCCGCCGATGCGCATGCGGCCATAGAGCCGGGGAATGACGGCGCCTTCGGTCGACGAGGTCAGGCGCAGGCTGTCGAGACGCGCACCTTCGATCCGCTGGGCAGGGGTGAGCGACGACACGATCCAGCTGTCGACCATCGAGCCTGCGGCGGCGCCGACAAAGCCGCCGATGGTGGCGGCACTGATGCCGAGGATGGTGCCGCCGATGCTACCGCCACTGGCGGCACCGGCGACGCCGAGAACGAGAGCGGCCATGGATCAGGGCTTTGTCTTGCGCCGGGCCTTCTTGCACAGGACAAGGGCCGGCCGTGGAAACAGAAAGGCGAAGGCGATGCGCCGTCGCCAGGGCAAGGTGAGAGGTTGCTCGATCACGCCGAGCCGCTCATAGGCATGAAGGAAGCTGTCGGCGCTGGTCAGAATGCCAACATGTTTGGCAATGGCGCGCGGCGCCATGCGGAACAGCAGCAGCGCGCCGGCACCAGCATGTTCTGGTGCAATCTCGATCATGGCGCCGCGGGCGCCCTCGGCCAGCACCTCGCGCGGGCCGGTTTCGCCCCAGTCGCGGCTATAGGGCGGGATGATGAAGGGCTCGTCACCCACCACCTCACGCCAGACGCCGCGAGCGAGGCCGAGGCAGTCGCAACCGACACCCTTGAGGCTTGCCTGGTCGTGATAGGGCGTGCCGAGCCAGGTGCGCGCGGCGGCGATCACACGTTTCGGCGTAGCCGTCCTCACAGCACCGCTCCATCGTGGGCACCGTCGCGCGTTGCATAGCGCAGCACCGCATCCTGGCCGGGGATGTGCGGGAAGCCGCGGAAGTTCGCGACGTTGGCGAACTTCGCTGCACAAGTGGCGATGCGCTTGTCGCAGCCGGCGCGAATGACGAAGGCATCGCTTCCGACAATCGGCCGCACCGGCGCCTCGAGCAGCGTCAGGATGGCGATGCCGTCGACGAGATCATGCGACAACACCTCGGCGCGCCGTCCTGCATTGACGCCGCTGGTCCATGTTACTGTGCCGAAGGCAAACCAGCCCGCGGCAAAGCCACCAAGCCCCGATGCCGTGAAAGCGCGGTCGCGCAGTATGTCGATAACAGAACCTGTCCCCTTGAAGGAGGGCGCATCGAGATTGACGCGGCAACGGACGTCGCCGAGTTCTGCATCGCAGGTCGCCTGGAACATGCGGCCGACGGTCTGGCCGAGCACATGCGCTATGCTCCGCATCTCGGCGACAAAGGCGAGCCGGCCGCGCCGGATCTGGCCGATGGCGCCGCGGCGCATGAGCACACGCTGCGAGGTGTCGGTCCAGTTGACCCGCCAGAGCTCGACCTCGGCATTATCCCAGCGTCCATCGAGAATGTCGGTCTCAGTGATGCGATCGGAGGTCAGCACGCCTTGTGCGTCCTGTGCATCGACGGCGAGATCGGAACCGGCACGCACCTCCGACGCCGTCAATCCGCTTTCCGGCTCGAACAGAGTGCCACCAAAATCAAGCGTGCGATCATGATCGGTGAAGCCGAATACGGCGCCATCGGCACGGGTGATCTTCCAGCACCAGCTGAGCGTCGTCGTGCCCGCGTCGAGATGGGTCTGCAGAGCTGGAGAGAGGGATTTCATGGTCGATCACCGGCAATCATGACCGCTCCGCCCACTTGGCAGCTAAGTCCTTGACGGTGTGGCCACCCATGTAGAGGCCCATGAACCAGGCGGTCAGCGTCATCATGGTGGACAGTTCGATGGTCGCTGCGATGCTGGAGCCGAGGATGGCGTCGGCCACCGGCACCAGCACCAGACGGAATAGGAACAGAAAGCCGAGGAACCACATCCACGCTGGCCGCCAGCCCCAGGTCCACCAGGGTCGCCCCTTGCTCATCTCGGCCAGCATCAGCCTGTTGGTTTCACGCTGCTGTTCGACCCATGCCGCAACGAGCTGCGGCGCATCCATTTCCGTGGAGGCCACGGCCGCTTCCAGATCCTTGATCGGGACTGAGCGGAGATCGTCTGGTGGCACACCGGCACGCCCGGCAATGGCATCGATGACCATGCCGCCGATATCACCGATTGGGCCGCCGACATGTTTTTCCAGCAGGCTCTTGACGATCGGCGCGCCGACCTTTGCCGCAACATCGATCAGCATCGACGCGAGAATGGCGCTCATGACATGATCCTCTCTGCCTCGGCGGCATAGGCGGCGGCGCGCTGGCGATGGATGATGGCGCGAACGATCAGCACCGCCGCCACCAACGCACCGGCGCTCAGCAGTCCGCCCAGCACCCAGCCGGCGATCTGGTCGACATGATCCGGGTTGAAGAGCGCGTCGCTGCCGCCGGCTGTGGTCGCGGTGCCGGCCGCGCTGGCGCCTGCGGTTTGTTTTTTGGAGGTAGCACTGGCAGCGTTTGCTTCCTTCGTCAGCTGCGCGCGGGCTCTGGCAGGATCGGTGGATTGCGCCAGCGCCCAGGCGACGCCCTTGGCTTCGATACCGGCGACACGACGCGACCAGCCGTTGCCAAACGTATTCCAGATGGCGAGCGAGCGCATGAAGCCGAGACGTTTGGCGCAGACGCGTTTGACCGTGTAGTGGTCGGGACCACCGATCGCGGCCATCAGCCATTGCCTGGCACGCCCAGGACCGGAGTTCACGCCGGCATCGAAGGTGGCAAGATCGACACCGGCGGCGAGCCGATCACCGCCGACCTTGTCCCAGTAGTCGGTGCGGTAGATCTTCGCGACAGTCTCGTTCGAGATGTTGCGCAGGTCGGTTTTCGTCGCACCCGGTTTGAAGCGGCGATAGGTGGCAAGCGTGATGCCCTTCATGGTGGCGCCGCCGGGATCGGAGGGATGATCCGACCAGCCGCCCTCATAGCCCAGCGTCACCGCCAGGCAGTTCTGGAAATTCTCGAGCATGGGTTACCTCAGCAGGTAAACGATCAGGATGAGGAGGGCGACGATGACGCCGACGCGCATGCGATGGGCGAACGCCTCGCGCGGATCGGGGCTGTCGCAACGAAGCTGGCGGGCCAAGCGCAGAAGCTCACGCATCGTGATCGCCTCCCTTGTTGCGAAGGCGCGCCAGCGTCACCTCGATGAAGGCAGGTCCGAAGACGCCGACGAGATAGGCGGCGGAGCCTGCCGCACCTCCGGCCGGAATCGCTTCCGACGGCAGGCCGAGCCACCGCGTGACCAGCGCCATCGACAGGCTGCCCATGCCGGCGGCGATGATGCCGCCAAGCAGGATGTGGCGCAGCGCGTCGCGCAGATGCATCTTGGTGGTCAGCGCGTTGGTGGCGCCACCGAGTGCGCCCCAGACGGCGAGGATCACCGCCGTCGATGCCGCAAGGTCGCGCAGCACCGCGGTGATGAAGCCGGGTTCATCATTCATCGTCGGATCTCCACGAGGGGAATGGAGGTGATCGAGCCGAGCCGCTCGAGATCGAGCGTGACGTCGAGCGTGTCGGTGTCGAAGCGAACCGGCACGTCGAACGCGAAGCCGGCGGTGATAGCGACGCCGGAAGCAGGTGCGGATACGAAGGTGACGAGACCGGTGGCCGCATCGACCGACCAGCCGGAGGACGTTGGCGTGCCGTTCAGCGCGATCGCTACGCTGCCGACAACAGGCTTGGTAATGATGCGTACCCATGCCTGCGCGCCGGAGGCGTAGCGCTTCACCAGCTGGAATGTTTTGGTGCTGGCGTCACCAGTGCCGATCGCCTGATCAGTGGCGGCGGGGATCTGCGACGGCAGGCAGGACTTGTAATCGGCCCAATCCTTGAAGCGAAAGCCATGCAGTCGGCCGTTGCGCGCCTCGAAGAAGGCGACCACTGCGGCCAGATCGTCGGCGCGACGGATACCGTAGGCGACATCATAACGGCGGCGAGAGCTGGCCCAGCTGGCGTTGCGCTCCTCGTCGCCCGAGGCGAGCTCCACGACTTGCGTGCGACGCTGCGGTCCGCCGCGCGCGCCACGCGAAATGTCGTCCGGAAACCGGACCTCGTGGAACGCCATGTTAGGGTCTCAGAGCCCGCGCCGGCCGAGCGACACGGCGCGGGCGATATCGGCGGCGACCTGTGTGCGCGATTGCCGAAAACTTTCCGCATCGCGCGCCATGATGGTGACGTTGACGCTCGGCGCGGATGCGCTACGTGCCGAGGCTGATGCCTCGCGCTTCGACAGCACCCGCTCGCCGCGCTGCAGGATGGCCGGCACTTCGTCTGGCCGCAGGCCTGCCCATCCACCGGCATGCAGGCGCGACGCACCAGCGAAAGCTATGGCCGGCACCATGCGGCTAGGGCTGGGTCCGCCAACGATGCCACCGGTGTGATAAATCGGCGAGCCAAACAGTCCTGCGGCTGCCGTCGCCGGGCTCGGCACGCCAAAGAGGCTGCTGCCGAGGCTGCCCAAGGCGCCAGACAATGCGTTAGCGATGGGACCGAGAATGAAGCGGCGTGCCGCGAGTTTCGCCAGATCGGCAATCAGCGAGGTGACGAGGTCGCCGAACTTCAGCTTTCCGGTCTTGACGAATTCGCCGACGGCATCCTCCGCACTCTTGAACGCACCGACCAGCGTCTTGCCGACATCGGCGCCGATCTCGCGGGCCTTCTCCGCATAATCGGCCAGGCTCTTGACCACCGCCGCCCAGCCGGTGACAACTTCTTCTGCACTTTTCTTGTGCGCCTTGCCGGCTTTCTTTGCAGCATTCGCCGACGCATCGAGTGCAGTGGTGACACGGCCCGCTGCATTGGCGGCATCGTCGAGTGCGGCCGCACTGTCCGCTTTGCGCACCGCATCGCCCAGCGCCTGCGCAGCAGGACCGACGGCATCAAAGGCGTGTGCGCGCGTGTCCGTCGCACGCTCACGATAGCGCTCCGCCATCACGCCGGCATTGCTGGCGGCGTGATCGAGCATCGAGGAATAGGACTTTGCCCCGAACCAGTCGATCCGCGTCTCAGCGCCGAGGGTCTCGGCGACCTTGTTGAAGGTCGGACCGATGCTACCGAGAAAGTCGGCCCACTTGTTGGACAGGAACGCCATCAGCTTGAGCCAGAGCTGCTCGACACCGGCCGTGATCGCGCGGAAATCATCGACAAACGAGCTGGCGGTCGCCTTGATGCCGTCCCAGACGGCTCGTGCCAGATTACCCATCAGCTCGAGCGCGCGCCCAAACCCGCCGGCGCCTTTGACCAGCTGCCCGAACCAGTAGATCAGCTCGCCGGCGCCGACGATCAGTGCGCCGATACCGGTGCGAATGATGGCGCCGCGCAGCAACGTAAGCGCTCCCGACAGGCTGAAGGTGGCAATCCGTGCCGCAACGAAGGCAACCACCCAGCGTCCGGCCACGAAGCCGGCAAAAGCGATGCCGATGGCGGCAAGATGCTCCAGATTGTCGGCGAGCAGAATGATCGCGGCTGCGACGGCAGCGGACGTTCCCGCCATCTTGTCCCAGCGGCCCACCAGCTGCAGCGCCGCATTACCCAGAAGCGTGAAGGCATCGCCAATGGTGGCCGGCATCGCGTCGGCCTCCTTGCGCAGGCGCTCGAGATTGCCGAGCAGTGCACGCCGGATCACATCGCCGGTGATGTCGCCTTCCGCGCC